TTTTTTTTTTTTTTTTTTAAGTGAAGCGCTATGAAAACACTAACCCTAGCTCGTGAGAGTTGCGGGAAAAGAAAATAGGACGGTCTGAAAAGAGGTTGTGGAAAGACCGACAGAAAACCACAAAGGAATTAAGGGGTGACGTATACGCCCACCTCATCCTCAGATACATGAGAAGAGGGATAGAGCTGAATAAGCTCGCTGGAGGAGGGGAATGCATCCTGGACGTAGTCGTAAATTAGGCCAATCTTATCATTTCTATAGTAGAATTGATGAGAGGCGTAAAGGAAGGAGAGGACAGTTTTACGAGAGAAGAAAGGTTCTTTCTCAAAAACGTAAACACGGCGATCGAAAGCGGTAGAAGCAGCTCGGGCTACAGAATAGTGATCTTCAATCAGACCCTGAGCTAGAGCTATCAGAATCTTGTTCTGCGCGGGGGTTGGGGCAGCTGCTAGAACGAGGGGCTCGATGGCGGTGGCGTTGTTTGTGGGAGCCAGGAGGGCGAGGGGGCTTGCGGCGTCACTGGTGGGAAACAGCGAGAGGGTGACCAAGGCGAAGGATGCCGCGTATAAAGACAGAAGCCTTGATGGTGGCTTTGACGCCCTCAAGCTTGGCGTCAGGGGATTCCATGAAGTGGACATTGAGGCGGGGGTGATTGGTGTAGGGGAGAGGAGACTTGATGCAAGGATTGACATAGTTGAGGTTGCAGGGGAGAACACCTTGATTAAGGAGATTTAAACCACCGACAGTCACACGAGCGGAGCCAGGGGTGGTGATAACTTGCGTGCCAGAAGCAGTGACGTCAGCAGGAGTCCAAGCTAGGTCAACCGTGACAGGGATTTTGAGGGAGTTCGCGGTAGGAAAGACGACAGCTTCAAGGGAAACAACCTGAGCGTCACGGAAATTCTGGATGAGACTTTTGACAGGGGCAATAACTTGGACCGTGGTGGAGGTAGACTTAGTCTCGGTGCCAGTGAGGTCGTAGAAGAGATGCTGGAAGGGGACGTCTACAAAATGTCCGCCCAGGGTTCTCTCGGGTTGGGGAGTCGGCGCAGAGGGGAGCGCCGAAGTAGACAGAAGAATGCGGTCAGAAGAACCGACAGGCTGGTCAGCCACGTGAGAAGATGAAGAGTTGGACAGCGCATTAATGACTGGAGGCAGAATGGTGGCTGCTGAAGATAGCAGAGCGGGAGCGAGTGACATTGTCATCAGAAAAATGGTTGCAAAACACCCTCTAGCTCAGGTTCCAATTGGAAGCCTTTGAATTCCATGGGAGCACGCTTGAGGAGTCGAAAGCGAGAGCAGCGATCAAGAAGGGCATAAAGAGGACGAGATAGCCAGCGGAAACCAGATTCAAGCATCTTAACGCATAGATGTTGCGGTACTTCACCTATCTTCAGCGAAAGTTTCTGCTCTTTGCTACAATTGCGACAAAAGAAATCAAAGAGGGCAGCTTGATATTCAACTTGCTCCAAGGGGAGGAGATCCCAAAAAACATCACCAAGAGAGTGACCAACAACGAACTCGGTGAGATAAGAGGCAATTTTGTCAGGGAGAGAAGCATCTGCGGTGGCAACAGCAAGTTTGGCCAAAAGAGTACGAGGTGCACGGATTGCACCAGCTGAACCAAGATAATAGCCACAGAAGAGAGGATAAGTAGTATACTCTTTCTTAAAAGTAAGAGAAAGAAGTGGCTTGATCGTTGGCCAATTGGGATTGGGAGGAGGTAACCAACCGATGACAGAATCGTCGCCAGATGCGAAAATGGGCTCATTAGTGATCAAGTATTCAGAATAAATGACCGCAATGTTGTAATCGGTGTTGTCATCATAGGTGCCGGGTTCTCCAGTAAAGCGCATGCAAGTCAAAGGACCAAATTGGCATTCAAGATTGGTTTTAATGTACACATGCATGTCAATAAGGGCTTGGGGAATGTTGAGGCGCTGCATTTTCTTGATTTCGAGCACAACGGCTTCACCGAGTTGAGACTGATCAAAGGCGGTGTAGTCATTGCATACGCTGACAGTGTGTTTACGAAGAAGGCGTTGTGCAGCTGCTGAAAGGTCAAAGGGAGTTTGTCCACCATAGATGAAAAGATTGGGCGGACGATCCTTAGTGTCAAAAACTCGTTGATATTTTTTAACGGGGCCAAGGAACAAAACAAGAGCGTCGTGCATTAGCGCCAAAGTTTGACAAGCTTTCCAAGGACCAAAAATCGAGCCTTCGTTTAATTTATGTTGGCTCTTGGAGAATATGCGAACGACAGTATGGCGCCAATCTGGGTCAGAACGGTTGGCATTGGCCATAATAACGGCTTGAGTTTTGTTGGACAGTTGCGCATACTCATTCAAATTGATGCACTCGGCAAAAAGAACCGGGTCAAACGGCTCAGAGGCGGAAGGAGAGCGTTTGTAAGCCTTGCAAAGTGAATCAAACAAGAGCTCACCCAAAGCTTGATCTTTGCTAGTTATAGAATATGGGGAGGCGGTGGGCCGAAATCGGAGACGTTTCTCAATCGATGCAGGTAACAAAGTGGGATCTCTTTTTGAATTATGTTGAGGGGCCAAGAGGGAAGGAGACTGGGTACCGAATTCGAAAGGCAAATCAAGAAAAGGAAACTGATTGGAGTAAGTGGATTTGAAACGAATTTCTTTGTCAGCTGGGTCGTGGGGAGGGACAAAATTTTGGAAGAAGAGAGTGTAATCGGAACCAGGATACACAGGCTCGATGGCAGTGTCCGTAAAGAGGGAGTCAGTTAGTGTGGGCTGAGTAGGGAGAGCTGAAGGCAAATCTTGATGCATAGGGCGACGGGTTTCAGGAAGGAAAGTGGTGGCAACCTGAGGGATGACGGAAGGATGGTCGGAGTGCAGGAATTGCTCATCGATAAGAACGTCTTCGGAAAATTCGGGAGAGAGAGGCTTGGCTTCTCTGGGGAGTGGCTTGCGGGGATGAGCTGGATCATACTTAAAATTCGTAATTCGATGGTACCTGTTGGAAATTGAAGAGAAAGCCCCGCCACGAAGATGGGGAGAAGGGCGTTCAGTCAAAGGTGCCAAAAGATAAGTAGACCCGGAAAGCTCGGATTGGAAGAAAACGGTGAAGTCAATCGCTTTATTTTGATAGATGTTTTCAAAAAGAGGATTGCAACCGGGTGCATTCAAGAGCAAGTTATGATTGCCAGTGAAAATTACGCCAGACTTGCTTCGAGTTAAAGCGACAAGAGAGGCAGAATGGGAAAGATGTTTCACATTGCTGTCAATGTGAATTTGGAGGGGAGGGGAAATCGTGGTGCCTTGTGATGCAGCTATTGTTGTACAGCGAATTCCAGAGCCAAGGAAAGTCTTAGCAGTGGCGATTGAAGGAACCACCATGGGGATTGATCGATTGGCAACATTTTTGCGGGAAACAAAGCCAGGGACCGTGGAGTAGGAAGGAACGCCCAATAAGGAAGCGAGATACTTAGGAATGCGACGTGACCAAAAGCAGTAGTAATCGCGATAAGGTGCCAGGTGTTTAATTTCTGAGGTGATCAAGTGGTTAGAAGAATCAGAAGAAAGAGAGCAATAGCTCGTTTGACAAGGGTCGCCAAGAAGAATCACGAAGGCGATGGTTGGGTCAGCAACTAGGCAAAGATCAAGATAGCCATTTGGAAGTTTGTAAACCTCGTCGATGACCAAGACTTGAGCCTGTTTCAAAAGGCTACTTTCCCAAGTGCCGACTCGCCATGCCTCATTGGATCGAAGGTTGAGCATCTTTTTCCATTCATCACGAAGATCAGTGGTCGGCACAGCGACTTTGAAGGAGCCGCTGAAAGGGGTGGTTTGAAGAAGACGTGCGACGGGAAAACTTTTACCGCAACCTGGGAAGCCGGAAAGGTGGATAAGGGGCACTGTTTTTGGAGAAGCGAAATCAGTTCTGGAGTCTAATTTCCGAAAGAAGCCGGTGTCCATGTTAGGATTAAGACGGAAAAGCTGAGAGAGCAAACCATCGAACTCGTTTTTCATGTTACTGGCAAGGTTTTTAGCGCGATGAGGAACGAGGGAGTAGTGGTGAATTTGGCGAAAAGGAAGAAGGTGGCCAGAAGGATCCTTAAAGTCAAGCGCTTTGCGTGAGAAAGAGTCAATGACGCGGGAAACAGCGCCACGAATTTCGGGTTTGGCGGGGGTCCAATGGCCGACGGCACCACCTTGATGTTTGAGGTAGACGACGAGATCACTCTCAGGACCTGTGGAGAAAATTCCATGAGCGGAATAGACTACAGCTTTGAAATTCAACTTCCAACATATGACAGTGAGATGGTCGTTAGAAAAACCACGAGAAAGCTCAAGAGGGCCGGCGATTAAGGAATCGGGAAGCTCTTCAGAAAGAGCTCTCCAAATCTCATCTTTGGCGAACTGGGTTTGAGACGTAAGGGCGTCAAAAAGACAAATATTCTCGGTGGGGATGGGCAATTCGGAGGGTTTATTTCGGCGGCGACTAAGGAAATGGCCCTCATGCGGTGCCAAAGGGAAAGAAGTCAGCTCTCGGTAAGGAAGAACGGGACCATTCCCAGTGGAGTCATCATTCAGTGGAGACTGGACGTCCTTAACGGGCGCTATAGGTTCAGGGAGAGTAGTACCAGAAGCGCTAGGCAAATCAGGAAGAGGTTCAAAGGGAATTGGAGCAGGAGGAGGGGTTAGAGAGATTTCAGGTTCGGCGAGAGGAAGAGGAACAGCAGTGACCGGGAAGAATGGTTCAGAAGTAGTGGTGAGGTCATAAGTATCCAGTTTCAATTGCCAATTGTCCGAATGGAAGTAAGAAAGATAAGAGTCGCTGAGGTTCTGGATGCTGAGAGGTCGGAAGAAAAATCTCCATAGAGAGTAAACCAAAACAGAAGAAAAAAACCAGGTGTAAGGTGAGCGATGAGAGAAAGCAGTAAGAGCTCTGGGAGGCATATAAAGGGAGCAATGATGATAAGGCTCTCTGCAGAAAAGTTTCCAGAAGCGAGTTGGGATAAGACGGAGTAGCCAGGCCCATTTTGGGTATTTAAACAAAAAAGGGGGAAAATAACGTAATTCGACGCAAGATAAAGGCAAGCGTCCACAGATCTGTTTCCCATAAAGTTTCAAAGAGAGGCACAAGGCTCGAGGAGCAACGAATGGGACAGCCAAAACGGCAGGGGGAATGAGAGAGAAAAAACGAGCAACAGAAGCATAACGAAGCTTCAGATTGTTGAAGAAAACTTGGAAACGAGAAGTTGGAAGAAAGAATCGGAGAAACGGGCGATTAGTACAAGTAGAAAGAGCGAATTCAGACAAAAGATCCCAGGCGGAAGAAGAAACCCAAGAATACTCGGGCTTCGAGCGCTGAGTTCGGATGAAACCAGAGGGGTCAGTGATACGAAGCGTACGAACAGAACGGACATAATTGAAGAGAGCGTCATAAACCTCTCGAGGGACTAAGCGAGAGGAAAGAGGGAGCTCGCCAACTTCAGGGGGGGGAAGGAGGAAAATCTTAGGGGTGAGGAAGTAGCGAGAAATTGGCTGCTCAAAACGAGCCCGGGTTATGAGAAGAGAATGAAGAGGCCCCCAACTTTCAAGGACAGTTACAGTCAGAATCATGTCGCCGCAGCGAATGTGACGAATTTTCAGCCAGTCCAGAGCTTTGAGAGGTTGACGATAACTGCCTGAAGCGTTTTGCTCGAGTTGATATAACAGATCTGAGCCAAGATAAGAGATGTTATAAGCAAAAGGGAACAGAGATGGAAGACGATATTCAGACTCGGGGGGAACCACTAAAGAGCAATAAAGGTTATTAAGAGCAGGAGAATGAAGGAAGAAATCAGCGATTTTCCCGGGAGTCATGTACATCAGGGCATCATGGAAAAAGGCAGTTTGATGAGGAGTGTAACGTGGAAGTGAGGTGGGATAACGACAAATGTCTTCAGCCGTGAAACGAAAGTTCGTAAGGTCGGCGAAATTCGAGTTGGCAGCACGCAGCTTTTCGAATTTCTGGGGTTTCATGAAGTAGACACTGCTGGGGTGTCGGCACAAATGATGCCAGTGATTGAAGAGCAGATGAGTTTCGAGGGTTTTATGAAGGGGGTGGGGATGAGGCTGAGCTGCGAAAGCCGAAACATTGATTCCTAAAGAATTGGCAAAACCAAGAGAAGCAGGTGGGAGTTTCCAGGGAAAGGCCACAAGTGAATCTCGAAGTGGTTTAGCAACGGTTTCAATGATCGGATTAGTTATAGCATCTCGATGAACTGTTGAGGACAGAGCATCCAAAACGTTTTGGTAAGCCATTTGTAACGGTATAAGAGTGTTGAGTAATAAAACAGTTGATTTGCGGCAGCTCTAAAGCGAACTGAGACTTATCGGAAGAGCACACGGTCTGA